AATATAGATATATGGAACGATATACTTCCACAGCCGCGATACAATCAATGTAACACAGATGAAGTTGTAGGTATATGTAGCAGCGGCAGTACTGAGAAACATCGTATAATACCAATTACTGAAGATCAATACTACCGAGATGGATTAGATAATAATATACAAATTCATGGTAACATTACAGAAAATGACAGCACTATAAATGTTATACCATTATGGGTTTGTATAGGCTTTCAAACATTTGCACTATGTTATAAAACAGGAGCAACATACTATATTTTAGATGATCCGTGGAAATTTTGGCCTAGTGTAAATCCTACATTTATTATAGGAAGTCCAAATGTGCTACGTGGAATGATGTCTCCTAATGTGCTTTATGAAAACATGACTATACGCCATATAAGGACCGTTGGCGCACCTATGTATAAAGACTTTAAAATAGAAGCACAAAAGTTTTTCAATTGTATTACTACAGACAGTTACGGAGTAAATGAAATAGGCACTATTAGTATAATGCATTATCCGCAAAAGTACAACAGTGTAGGTTACGTTTTAGATAATATCGACTGTAAAGTAATCGATAATGAAATAATTGTAAATAATTTTGCAACAGGAGATCTAGGACATATAGATGAAGATGGATTTCTTTTTATAACAGGTAGAAAAAAAGAAACAATTATAAATGGCGGCTGGAAAATTATGCCTTATGAAGTAGAACAAGCATTGTTAGATTCAGGAGCATCTGATGTAGTTGTGTTTGGGTATGATACTGTGTATGCAGAAGTAGTGGGTAAAATTGATTTAGACTTACTAAAGTCAAAAATAGCTAGATATAAAATTCCTGAAAAAATATTTTATGTTGAAAGTATTAAACGAAAAGGCCAAGGTAAGATTAACAGGAAGAATTTATTAGATGAATATAAACAAAATAGAAAAATATGACTGGTATGAAGATTATATAGTGCATTGGCGCCCTACCAATATGTGTAATTATGATTGTAGTTATTGCGAGCCTTCTAATCATCACGCAATCGACAAGCGAAAATTACCAAATGTAGAAGACTTAATTGCTGCTGCTAAAAAGATAAGAGATAGTGTTCCTGCAGATAAAAGTGTGTTAGTTTATATTACAGGCGGCGAGCCATTCTTGATCAAAGATGTACATAAGTGGTTTAACTGGATGGGTGAAAATAATATTAGAGTGGGCATTTTTACAAACGGAAGTTTGCCATTAAAAATATATGATATGAGCAAAGAGTCATTTAAAAACATTAATATCAAAATAAGTTTTCATCCTGAGTTTGCCGAAATTGATAGAGTTGTTGAGTTTGTTAATATGATTAAAGAAAACAACGGCAACGTAGAAATCCGTGCAATGATGGCAGCAGGATTATTTCATAAAGTAGATGAATTAGAAGAAAAGTTGCTCAATACTCCTATTGTAAGATTGCCTGTATTTCCGTTATATAATAAAACAACACAGGAAGTCAATCCTACTTATTCTTCGAGTAGATTTTTAGAAGGGTACAAGCAAAAAATGGATGACGGGCAGCTAGGGTATTATACTAAAGATGAGTTAGATACACTTGAAAACTTAGAACAGGATGAACCTACTTATTTAAGTTGTACTGTAAATAATGACATTGAAACTAATGCTGTTAATTTTGTAACAGAAAGAACAAACAAGTTTAAAGGCTGGACATGCGGTATTGTTAATAAAAAAATATTAATAGAAGCTAACGGAAATGTAAAGTATGGAACTTGTGCTGCCACAGGTATCATTGGTAACATATTTGAAAAAGAAATAGATCTATTTAAAGAGGAATGGACTATTTGCGGTAAAGAAGTTTGTAGTACTCTTGATGAAATAATGGTTACTAAGTTTAAGGTGTAGCAGCAGTACCGTCGTCTAAATTAATCCAAGCGCCGCCTTGACGTCCTTCAAATTTATCATTAGTACTATTGTAAATAACCATTCCGTTTACAGGTGTTAGTGCATCACGTTCTGTAGATGTTAATGATCCAAACTGAACAAATCCGTCAATCTTAGCATTACCGTTATTGACATGAAGTTTTTCATCTGGTCTCGGAGTACCGATACCTAGCTTCCCTGCACTATTAAATGTCATAATATTAGCAAGACTACCTGCATTATTTGCAGTAATAAACACTACTCTTCCTGGAACAACTCCTGTTGCAACAGTTTGATCAAGATCAACTGAAACTCTTACAAGACCAGCTTCTGAATAATCTGTACCGTCATATCCTAACCCGCGCATTTCAGCTAAATGGGTACCAGTCGTAGAGCCAGCTACTGCTGTCGGTGATTCGACAGTTCCGTCACTTGTATTAAATTCTATTCTTGGTCCGGTAACACCAGAATTTGTATTACCTGTTAATGTAGCCATTACATTATCGTTTGTAGTAACGTCTAGCTTGTCTGTTGAATTTATTTTACCAACAATACTATTTGCAACACCATCTACAAGTACAGTTGAATCATCGCCAAACACACTTCCAGTTACGTCACCGTTTACAGTACCAGTATGAGCACCGTCACTGTTACCTATTAGGTTACCTGTTACGTTACCTACTACGTTACCTGATATAGTCCCAGTAGAAGTTATATCTGCTGTAATAAGTGTAGTACAGTTTATAGTTGCTGCCCATACTTCACTCCATTTTCTACTAGATAAACCTAAATTGTGTGTAGCAGTTACCGCTGGGTTAACATTTGTAGCGATATTTTCTAAATCAAGTGGAGTTGCAGGTCTAAATACAAGATCCGAACCTGCTATTAATGTTTGACCTTCTGTTGGCGGAGTAGATAGGTCAACATTTGATATGTCGTTTAAATCTAAAGTCCTTGCTTTCCAACTAGATGAACCACTGTCGTATTGTAAAAAATCATTATCTAATACACCAAGCGATAAATCAATATCAGTAATATTTGCAAATACTGGAGCAGGTACAGCTTCGTTAATCCAACTATTAGAACCAGGGTTCCATACAAGTGTTTGACCTGCTGTTGGACTAGTTGTAGTAACATCTGTTAAATCGTTGACACTTGCGTTTAATATAAACTCGCCAGTTGTGTTATCATATTGTAAACCAACACCTGCACTTAAATCTGTTAAGGCTATTCCGCCTCCGCCTCCACCACCTTGTGCTGCTAGTGCCTGCCATTTACCGGCAGTTGAATTCCATGTAAGAACCTGGTTATTCTGTGGATTTGTTGCATCAACATCAGATAATAGTGATAAAGACTGATCTGATGCTGTCCAAGTACTTGTGCCGTTATTCCACTTTAAGACTTGGCCGTCAGTTGCACTTGCTTGTGCTAATGCCGATGTAGTAATTCTTGATGTTGCTGAATCTATAAGAATAGTACTATCGTCGCCTACTATGTCTGCATTTACACTTACAGCATTAAACTCACCGTCGATATTAATGTTAGTAGTATATAGGTTTTTAAAACGCTTATTAGCATTACCTAGTATATAGGCATTGTTATTTGTAGGTATTAAATTACTACCTAGTCCAGTACCTTCTCCTGATTGCAAACTTAAACTTGTAGCGTCAACTCCGCCTTGAATATTAATTGACCCTGTTCCGTTAATAGTAAAACTATTAAGCGACAAGTTTCCTCCTAGTTCGGGGGATGTATCCTCAACAATATTATCTATACCCAAGAACGGATCACCAGTAACTGGAAGACCTCCTGCATTTATACCGTCTCCAATATAAAGTTTCTTAGTGTCAGTTGTATATATCAGTTCACCCTGATCAGGTGTAATGGTTTGTCTATCAGCATTTGTACCACGGCGTACTCTTAGCGGCATGTTTATCTCCTAAAGAATAATTCTTACTATGTATTTATCAAAGTGTTATCAGAACCTTATTTTCCTTTCTTAAGAAAAAACTTTGTTCTTCTAGTAATATCGTGCTTTACTTTTTCAACGTTAAGTCTAAAGTCGATATTATCAATATAATCATTATATTCTTCAAGTAACGATTCAATTTCGGATTCTAAATTAGCCGCAGATGGCTTTTCTAGACTTTTTTGTATATCTACTTCCCATATTTTACCGTCAGTAAATAAGATTCGCATACTATGGAGATACTCTAGTGGAACTACTGAAACATCCACATCATTGAGTACCTCCGGCCAATGGTCGATTACGTCTTGCGGAAGTTTATTCTGCTTGCTCACTCTTTTGACGCTTCTTAGTTGGCACTAGCTCTTCTGCTTTTCTTCTAAGTTCAGCAGCTTCTTTATATAGAGCATTAGCTTGTGATCTATATCCTTTGGCTATATCTTCGTCAGTAAGAGCTGATTCAGTAGTTGCCGAATCATTGATGTATACATCTTCTGCAGGCTTTGTGTCTTCGGGGGTTGTTGCAGTGCCACCTGCTAATTCAGCAATAGTTACACCTTTTTGATCAGCAATCATCTGATTTAACTCTGCTAAATTAATTACTTGTTTATTATCTGGCGTCATTTCTATATTTTTAGTAGGTTGTTTTGATAGTTTACCAAATTTATGGAACGCTTTTAACATATTACGTCCGTCGGGTAGTGTTGCTCTGTCCATTGCATCAGCAAGTTCTTCAGCTGACTGTCCGGCGTTTGATTCAATGCAACGCATTAGTGCGTCATGTTCGTCTGCCGATAGTGACTCTGTGGACACTACCAGGCAACTTTCTGCGTCACCTGGCAATGTTCTAAAAGCAACTCCGACCTTTTTTCGTGTAGAAGCAATTCTACCTACGTGCTTTAAGGCCATTTTATTAAGTTCCTGTTTCTGTGCCTTCTGCTGGCTCTTCACCTTCAGGGGCTTGTGATTGTTGTGCTTGTACTGCAAGCAAGAAGTTGTTTAGGCGTGTATATGTTTTGCCTACAGCTTCCATTTCAGTTGGGCGGAATGCGCCTCTTGCACTAGCAACATCAATAATTTGTTTTAGTGCATTTAAATCACCGATACTTAGATCAGTGTTTTGTTCACCTTGTGCTTCTTGAGCATTTTGTGCTAATTCTTCGGCTACAGCTGGATCAGCAGTTGCTTGTGTTTCAGTAGTTTCAGACATATTATGTATTCTCCTTTGTTTACTAATAATATATATCTACAATTAATTAATTGTATTTTAAAAGTGGACAAGCTAATAAAAAATAACTTGCCTCTTTTTCGTTTTCGAACCCTATTTGAACAACTGTTTCAATTTTGTTCGTAGTAGTTGAAATATTTACACTCTTACATATAGCGTATCTTCCTTTTAGTTTGCTATTAATCCATTTGTCAACAGCATTAATTGTATTATACTTATATTCAATATTAACTTTTTCAAAATATTCTGGTATAACAGGAAGTTTTCGAGTACCAAGTAGGTTGTGTGGGTTAGGCCGCATTGTCATAATGTGCCGTTACACCAAACGGTGCTTCTAAGTTCTTTTGATGATTACTATGAATAACAAATACTGTGTCACAGTATTCTGGATCGCCCCATGAATCCCATGCATAACCGTCTGTAAACATTAAGAACTTCTTAGGTTGAATGTCATTTTCTTTCATATAAGTCCAATTGACCATAAAGTCAGTGCCGCCACCGCCCATAACTTGATATTCTGTTAAGTCTTCGCCACCGTCGGCACTAAAATCTGCTTCGTTATAGACTTTTGTATCAAAGCACCATAACTTAATTTTATAGTCTTTGTATTCGTCCATAATACCTTTAACTTCGCTTAGAAAGTCTGTAGCCTGATCATTACCTATTGACCCGCTCATATCAATACAAATACATAAATCGATAGTTTGATCAAAATTCATTCCTGGTAAAACTGCACCAGTATGCCAACCTTTACGTGAAGGACGTATAAATGTATAGTCACTTCGAATTGTTGACTGAATTTGCTGACGTAAAATTTCACGCCAGTTCATTTTAGGCTCAGTAAGCTCTTTAATCATACGAGCAATTTCGCCCGGAATATTACCTGCGCCTGAACTTTGTGCCGCAGAAATCATTCCCTCTTTTATTTCGTCACGTATTTTACGTAATTCTTCTTTAGAATATTTCGGAGGTCCGCCTTTACCTTTGCTTTTGCCCGGAGTATTACTGTCACCACTGTCACCGTCGCCATCGCTTTCCCAGTCAACATGTTCGTCTAACAGTTCACCTAGTTGTTTTAGTTCTTCCTCGTCGTACTTGCCAAAGATGTCATCGTATACTTCTTCTGATGTCCAACCTTCATATTTAAAGTCTTGAAAGCAATCAATAAAGGTAGGTTTATCACCAATACGATCTCTTACTAGTAGGTTGTTTACAATATAGTCAGCGGCAATATTGTAAATTTGTGGGTCTCTATCGTCTCGGCGTGCTAAGTGATCAAATACACAATGCAGAATTTCGTGTGCAATAACAAACTCGACTTCTTTGTTTGACATTGCATTAAAGAACTGCGTATTGTAATATAAGTTACGTCCGTCGACAGCGGCAGTAGGACACCAGTCGTCTGCTTCTTTAATAATTAAACGTGTTGCCATATTACCAAAGAAAGGATGGCGAAGTAGTAATCCTACACGAGCAATAATAATACGATCTAATACTTCAACTCGCATTTCTTCTAATGCTTTTGGAGTAATATCAGGGTCCGGAGCCCAATTCTTTTTACCTTCTAAGTTGTATAGTACATCTGAATTAAAAAAATCTAAAGGCATAACCTTCTCCTTATGCTGATTGCGCCGCAGTAATATACTTACCATACCGTTCATGGAATTCATCAAAGCATTCTACTTCGTCTGGATCAATTGGAAGACTATATTGTGTAAGTGCAAGTTTGATACCCATAACAACTAACTCTGTGTCAAAGTTATCCATACTAAAACGCAGGAAGTTATTTACTTTGTCGTCAAACTTTTTATCGTTTTTATTACATGCTTCTCTAAGTTCGTAACATAGTGATACAGTCAACGAATACATAGCACTGATTTCTTTGTTTTGTAAGTCTTTTACTTTACCTGCTAAGATGTCAGTTGGGTTAGGCATTTTAGATGCAATTTTTCGGTGCGCCATAAACTTAACAGCAAGACCTTCGCCTACTGATCCGCTTACAAGATCTGTTGTAGTTTCTTCATCTTCACCGTCTTCTAACAGTTCTGATACAAATGACCACGAACGAGGTGTTGCAAACGAACGACTAGGTGACTTAGGATCGAAATCATATAAGTCTTTTTTAGCAAATGTCAAATAACCTACAACGTCTTTATGTTGATTATTTTCTGGTGCAACTGCCCATTCAAACCAATCATCAAAAGATACAGTAAGTTCTAAGTGTACAAAGCGGTTAGCCAACGGAGCAGGCATACGATATGTAACACCTTTGTCTGCTTCTCGGTTACCAGCCGCAATAATAATAACATTGTCAGGTAGTTTATATGTACCTACTCGACGATTAAGAATTAACTGATATGCTGCCGCTTGTACAGCAGGCGCCGCTGAGTTCATTTCGTCTAAGAACAATACAATATTATCAAATTGCTCTGCCATTTCTTGTGTAGGCAATTCAATTGGTGGCGCCCATTTCATTGTATTATCGTTGGCAGCATAATAAGGCATACCCTTGATATCTGTCGGATCCCATAATGATAGTCGAATATCGATTAAATGCGAATTAGATAATGAGTTGGTTACTTGCCCTACAATGTCCGATTTACCAATACCTGGAGGTCCCCAAAGGAAGATTGGACGTTTTTTCTTCATAGCACGTAGAATACTACGTTTTGCTTTATTTGGAGTTACTGTACGTGTTGCAATATTTTCCATTACTTATGCCCTTTGCTGTGTTGCTATACTACTAATATAGTACATATTGAGTCAAAAGTCAACCGCTTTTGGTAAATTTTTCCATAGTTTTTGTCAATCCGTATCTATTAATATCGCCTGAGAAAAGTGTTAGTTCAACGGCTTTTCTTTCGTTTGTAACATAGATACTATACGGAGTAAGATAATACGGGCTATCAATAAACTGGTCTAAGAATATAATAGCATGAACAGTTAAGTTAGTGTCTTTAGGAAACGGAACTTCGTATACAGTAATTTCTAATTCGTTTAACATTTGAAAACCTTCATCGGTTAAACGTAATCCGCCAACATCTTTGTTTCGAGTGTTTTTCCACCACTTTGGAATGTGCTGTTTTACGGACACTTCATTAGTACTCTTACCTTGTTGATGCAAAAAAACCTTTGTATATTTTTGCTTAGGATTCATTATTAAACTTTTTCACCTTGCGTTAGTTTATAAACAGAGAAGTCTGTACAATTAAATAAACGATTTAATCGTTTTTGTAAATTTAGTGCATGTCCTGGATTAGAAAAACTTACTTTTTTATACTTAGGTCCTGGGTAGTTTGTGATTACGTTTAGTGTCTTTAAATTAAAAGGTTTTCCTTTATAAAAGACTGCCCAGATTGCATCAGCTTCGAGAACTTGCTCGCTTTTATAGGTAGTCTTTTCTATTTTTTCTAATAAAACAGTAGGCTTAGGTCTACTCATATGCGTTCCTTTGTAGTTATATACGCATATATTTAGCTAAAAAATTTAGAAATTTTCGCCTTGCATTACAATACTAATAACTTCTTCTGCATTTTTATCTTTAATAAGTAGTTCTTCTAGATCACCGTTTAGTCTAGTCATTACTTCAGCTAGTGTAAATGCAACTTTTTTAGCAGTCTGTATATCTAATCTAATTTCTTTTTGATTACTTGCGTCTGCAGATTTTACTTGTTGTATAAACTTTTCTAAAGGAATGGTATTTAGAGATTCTTTCATTATCTACCCTTTTTATTTGCAAGACTTAATTTGTGTTTCATTTCTAAATCAGTTAAGAACGGTCCTTGGTATTCGTACCGTTCGCAAGTTATTAGTTTAGGACAGAAACTTTTAACCCAGCCTTTATCGAACTGAATAATATAATACCCTGCACAATATAAACTAGTTGATTTATCACTTTTTGTAAACAGCGGCAACTTACGTTTAACATCAAATACACTGTTACATGGAGGAACATTTGTTGGAAATCCGTGAACTTCTTTTTCTGTTACTACATATTCTTTAATACTTCCATTAAAAATACTTTTTCCTAATTCTTTTGTAAGTGTAGATTTATCTTTAAAAAATTTATTTTTATTAGATGTACTAAACATATAACGATCTTCGTCATAGCTAATAGTTCCAACTTTATCAGAACCGTTTTCTACAATCCAAAATTTATTTTTTAATATTTCTTTTGCTTTAAGCCCCATTATTATACCTCGCTTGTAATGGTTCGGCAAACGATGCCGCTTGGTCTGCAATACGTTGCATATCCCACTTAGCACAAAACTTCATTAGTCTCATGCCTACTTGAGAAACATTCTTACTTTCAACTGATTGAATAGTATTATTTATAATTTCTCTAATGTCTTCAGGTTGTGCAGTCAAGTCACAAAGAGTAACATTACGTGTATAGTCATCTAGTACACGATGTTCTACACCTTCATGATCTACCCAACGCTGTAACATCATGTTATTCCAGCTATAACCTTTGTTTTGCTTATCTTCAAATGCTTCAATAAGACCAACTTTGTTCTTAGTGCCTTTCTTACGTACACCTGGATATGCACTAAACACATTGTCACTAGTGTCGCCACGCATACATTTCTCGAACAACATGTATTCAGGATCAGGTGCAGGCTTTGCCTCTTTAGTCTTCTTGTCAATAACAGGAGCACCTTTGTCGTCAAAGTAGCCTTCGTGTGTAATAGTAACGTTCTGTATGCCATTGTACTGTTTTACATTAGGTGCAATCAATTGTGCAAAGTCACCGTCAGTACTAATAATAACATGATTGTCGTTAGGGTGTGATTGTACCCAACCTGCAATAAGATCATCTGCTTCTAGTTGCGGATGACGCATAACAGTGCAGTTAGTTTTGTCTGTAATAAATGTTTTAAACTCGTCAAAGCACTCCCAAAATACTTTATCTTCTTCAGCCTGTGCAGGCGTTAGTGCATCGCGAGCAACTTTTCTGTTGCGCTTGTAAGGTTCATAGTAGTCCTTACGCCAGCTACGACCTTCTAAACAAAACACAACATGATCAGCATCGAAGTCACGCCACGCTTTCTTAACACCTGCAAGTGTGATATGAAACGCCATGCCTACTTTAGTGTCTATGTCGCCACGTACTACATGCCTTGCACGAAAGAATGTATTAGCAGTGTCTACTAGAATATGTGTTGCCATTAGTTTGCCTCTGTGTAATTTATAGTACTATTATAGCATCGGATCTGGCTGTTGTCAACCATTAAGATATTTCACTCTTACCTTTATCAATCGGTACTACGTTAATATATCCAGCGTCACGTTTAGAATCTTGTCCTTCTTCTTCAAGCATTTGTGAAATAACAGTTTTAAACCATTGGTCTACAATTTGCTCATTAGTTTCACCTGTATAGCCTGCATCAAGAAGTTGCTCAATAAATTCGTTATTCCAATCGAGCTCAAAGAACCCGTTTCGAATGTTGTCTGGATTTACTTGTGTATCTAATACAGCAACCCACGGTTCTTTCTTTTTAGTAGCAAGAGCTTTTTCAGCATCAAGAGCTTCACGACGAATATCTTCTTGCGTCTTTTCTTCTGTTACTGACTTTTCTTTTACTAATTTATTCCACCAACTCATTACATAATTCTCCTTATTTTCTCAAATTCATCTTCATCTCTAATACCTTTAGGAATACTATTTAAGTTTTCTTTAAGTGCCCCAGGCATTTCCGAATAAGCTGATATGGAGTCTAGGTGTGAATCGCCATCCTCGTTCCATACAGGCTTCTGCGACTTCTTTAACATTGAGGGTATATTCTTCACTGCGCCCACCCATTGGCATAAGATATACCGGACATTCCACCCCGGCACTTCTGTAAGCGTCCACAGCTTTTGTAACTTCGTCAAAGTCGTCATTAGTAGCCACAACAAACTTAAGATACAATTCGCTATCAGTAACACACTGATACTCACTAGCAACATTAGGCTTAATAGCAGTTTCCCAAGGTTCTCCTGAGACACTAAGTTTTGGGGAACAACTCCAAGTGACCGTAATTCTATCGCTATCATTGAGATAGTTGTAGAGATCGTCGTGTAAATGTTGTGTAGTGTTTGTTTCAAATGTAACATTTTTTAAGTCCTGCATACGTGGATGTTCAAATAGTTCAACGTAAAGTCGTTGCCACGCTAACAACGGCTCTCCGCCTGTCATAATCAAGTGGACATCTTGACCATTGTCCATTGTCCACTTACCTTCTGGTAGTAGACTTAATAAGTGTTCAACTACTTCATCTACAGTTGCTTGACGATTAAAGTGTTTAAACTCTGGATAGATACTTGCATATGTATCGCAACCTGTGTGTATAATAGGCAAGTCTGTAAACTCTTTAGTTGTTTCATGTACACCTGCGTCAAGTAATCCTTGTACTTC